TTAGTTTCACTTAGGCAAGAATATAAAGAGTTATATGGGGTATAAAAGACTTGACAAATACAGGATTCATGAGATAATAGAATAGTGATATTAACAAAGAAGAGATTTTCTGTTGCAATAGAAGAAATGGTTGCAGACAAGAAAATGAATTATATAGATGCCATAGTAGCATTTTGTGAAATGAATCATTTAGACCCACAATCAGTGAAACATCTAATAACACCACCTTTAAAGGCTAAGATAGAAGCAGATGCTGTGGAGTTACACTTCATCAGAGACAATAAAAAAGGAAAAGGCAAACTAACAAACTTTGAAACATAATGCCAATAACAAATAAACGATTTAACAAGGACTTTAAGAAGAAACGAATAGTGCATTCATACCATGTCAAGACTATAAACAAGATTAAAGAACTAAAGAAAGACCCAAACTCACTACTGAACAATGGCAAGGTTATTTAGATCAGTATGGAACAGAGAATGGAAGGGTCACAAGAAATTGACATCACAAGGTACAGGTGGCAGAGGTAGAAGAACTAGAATTGCAATGTCAACAATGAATAAAAACAAAAGAAAATCTCATAAGAAATATCGTGGACAGGGTAGATAATGGCATACAATAGAAGACCTCAACAACAAAAAGGTTATAGTAGGAATAAGAAATTCAATAAGAAGTTTCAAAAGAAGAAAGGCCCACCACCATTTGATGTATTATTAAGACAGTTTAAAAAGAAAGTAGAAAGGGATGGTATCATCCAAGAGTGTAGACGAAGAGAGTTCTTTGTTAAACCTTCTGAACTCAGACAACGAAGAAAGAATGAGGCAGTTAGGAAGAGAAAGAGACAAATGGAAATGGAGAAACAAGAATGGGAGGCTCGTAGAAGGTCACACATATGGTAGATTCAAGGACAGGGTATAATGCCTATGAACTCTATCTTGGTCTCAAATTACATTTTAATTCAGACTACGACTACATAAAATACAATGGAAAAGTTAACACAAATTTTGATTCATTCCTTAAGAGGAACGATAGATTTCATTTTGCAAGACTTGGAAGGTTATACGACAAAGAACTTAAAGAATTCTTCATATCAAATTTCATGTATGAAGATTCATGGATTGGAGACCTAATGGATGCAACAGCAGACACTAATTTCAAGAATTACAAGAAGTATATACAATCTTTATCTTATTCCTTTGAACAAGATCAAGAGTTTCTTAAAACACAATGCGGGAGTATTGACGATTTGTTTCATGTTGATCCTACTAGTCATCCCACTATTGTCAAGTGTATTCTATCCAGAAGTATTCATCCACTCACTTATGCACTTACAGAACGGAAATTATCCTTCACCGATAATTTATCCATAGATGAAGAATATGTTTGGCCAGAAGTTAAGTTAAGAATGAAGAAATTAGTACCATTTGTACCATATGATGTATTAAAAATAACAGATATTATGAGAAAAGTTTGGACATGACATACGATAAACACAACTTTAACCAACAATTTTTTCAACAAAGTATTGGTAATGCACCTCAATCAGAGACACAAAATATCTTGAATCCATCCATTTCTTACCTCAATCTTGACAGTTTAAGGACATGTTATGTGGTAGGCAATGGGATGTCTAGGACTGGGTTAGACTTAGGAGTGCTTGGCGGGGACATATGGGGTTGTAATGCACTGTTTAGAGACTACCACTGTGATTACTTAACCATAGTAGATGTAAGTATCATGGGAGAGTGCTGTGAGAGTGAATATCCAAAATATCATGAGTGTTACTTCTCTGGAATATGGGAAGACCCATTAAATAGAACTGATGAATACCCAACAATTAAACAAACTATGGATACACCAGTGAGAGAGTGGTTTTTACCTCAACATACACATGTCACTATGCATGGAAAGGGTAATGGTAATGTAGGTATCTTAGAGATGCAAGCAATAGGAGTAGAGGAAGATTACAAGATTAAAGAAGTGAAGGGGCCAGAAGATGATCCCTTCTTATTCGAGAATTTCTTTTGTGGAACCAGTGCAGCTGCAATGGCTTCCATGACAGGAAAGTATGATAACATAGTTTATGTTGGATTCGATTCCATCTGGAATTATGATATAAATACTTATAATAACATTTATGCTGGAACTCAGTGTTATACAAGAGATGATGGGCATACTGGTGAGAACGAAAGACTAAGAGAAGGGGAAGACAACCCTAACTCATTAGAAGGAAGTCAAACCAGTCAACTGAATCTTTTACTTGACAGATTTCAAAACATAAGTTATTATTATATGAAGGATGAATTAACAGTTCATCCATTAACTAATATAGTGTTATACGATTAATACAATTAAAATGAGGAAAATATTATGTCTTTTCAAGACTTAAAAAGAAGTCGTAGTGGCTTTGATACACTACAAAAATCACTAGAAACCTCTGGTGGTAACAATACCCAAAAATCTTATGTAGATGACCGATTCTGGAAAATCGAAATGGATAAATCTGGAAATGGATTTGCCGAAATAAGATTTCTTCCTGCTCCTAATGGGGAAGATATGCCGTGGGTTCAATATTGGGATCATGGTTTTCAAGGGCCAGGCGGTTGGTACATAGAGAAGTCTCTGACTACTCTTACCAAAAACGACCCAGTTTCAGATTACAATTCTGAACTCTGGAACACTGGTATTGAAAGCAATAAAGATATTGCAAGGAAACAGAAACGAAGGTTACACTATGTTTCTAACATCTATGTGGTATCTGACCCAGCACATCCAGAAAACGAAGGTAAAGTATTCCTATACAGATTTGGGAAGAAAATCTTTGAAATGTTAAAGGATAAAATGCAACCAGCATTTGAGGATGAAACTCCTGTTAATCCTTTTGACTTATGGGAAGGTGCTAGTTTCAAAGTGAAGGTAAGGAAAGTAGATGGATTCTGGAACTATGATAAGTCCGAATTCACTTCACCAAAACCTTTGTTTGAAGACGAAGACCAGTTGGAAGCAACTTGGAACTCTCAACATTCTCTTGCTGGTGTTATTGCACCAGATCAATTCAAGTCTTATGACGAATTGAAAGAGAAACTAGACAGAGTTCTAGGACTTGCAGTAGCAACTGGAACTGCATCCAGTAGATCAGATGATCTTACTGATGTTGCACAACCATCACCAATGCCAACTGTCAATGAGACAGACATACCATTTGCTGAGACAGATGGTAACTCAATGTCTTACTTTGAGAAGCTGGCGAATGATGTTTAATCTTATCCATTATTGATTTTTTATAAATACATGATGAAGGGGTAAGATACTTCGAGGCAATGCTCCTATGCGGCAGTGTGGAGTAAGTTGACGGCGGGTAGTGGGGCTGGATTCAACACTTTAATTCTCATCCAGAGAATTCAGAGGATTACAAATGAAATTTTTAATAGTTGTACTATCGGCTGTAATGCTGTTGGTGGTAGCTAGAGAAGTATACGCAGACGAACCCACCTATATTGATGGAGTATCATCAATAATCAATAATAATTGTGTTGTATGTCATAGAGAAGGTGGGATAGGGCCAATGAGTTTTGAGTCTTATGAACAAGTAAGACCTTGGGCTCCTCTAATACAACACAAAATATCAACCAGAGAAATGCCACCTTATGCATACGATCATGGGATAGGTATTCAAGACCTACAAGGTGATTGGAGACTACCACAAAACGACATTGATGTGGTAGTTGATTGGGTAAGAAGTGGTTCTCCTTATGGTGATAAAGATGTTGAAATTGTCTTATGGTGTTGCACGAGAGATTTAGATGCATGGAACTTTGTTGATCTTGGACAACCAGACTTAGTTGTCCCATCAATACCAATAGACATACCAGCGAGTGGTAATGACATGTGGCATAAACACTATGTTGATACAGGGTTAACAGAAGATCGTTGTATTCGTGCAGTACAGGTTAAACCTAGAGGTGATGCAAAGTCTGTTGTTCATCATGCAAACTCATCTGTTCATGTTGATGGTGAGAGGTATGGTATGTTAACAGAATATGCAATGGGTAAATGGGGTGAAATAGTACCTACAGGTGTCTGTAGAACCTTACCAGCAAATGCACAAGTATTATGGGACATTCACATGTTTCCCGGCGGGTTGGGTGCAATGGCACCAGACAGTATGATTAGGGATAATGTTGTTGAGATTGGTCTCTGGTTATATTCAGAAGAAGAGAGTAAAGAATTAAAGTATAAACAAGACCTAAGTTTGTATAGGATTAGTAAACAGGAAGATATTGTCATCCCACCTAATGACTATTACATGACTCAAGGGTTTCATTCATTTGACCATCCAGTAAGGATTGACAGTTATCAACCTCATGGACATTTACGAATGAACGCTGCAAGTATGGAGATATTTTATCCAGAGACAGGCAGAACTGAACCAATAAGTCAGATTAGTAATTGGAGTGCAGTATGGCATCATAGTCATTTGTTTGAACCAGATGTTGCACCACTACTTCCTACAGGTGCAGTAATAGTATTGAAACAATGGTATGATAACACAAGTAATAATCCCAACAATCCAGACCCAGATCAATGGGTAGTTGGTGGTAGTAGAACAGGTGATGAAATGACTCATGCATGGTTAGCCGTTACACATTTGGATGATGAGGGTTATGATAAACTTAAATTGGAAAGAGGTATAAAATGAAAAATTATTTATATATGGGTGTGATGATGGCTTCTCTTATAGGATGTCAACAGATTGCTGGAACAGACTTCTTGCTTGAACCTATAATGTTACCATTGGAATTTGAGTGGGTAGAACCACTAGAGTTTCAACATAGACTAATGATTTGTAGAGAAGCTGATACTTGTTCAGCAGATCAATTGTTTTAATGTGTTTGTTGAACTAGTTGTTCTGATCTTGCAGTCCCAGTAGCTCTAACATTTTGAGTATTGTTTATATTATTTTGAGTGGTTGGAGCTGAAACATTATTTACAATTACTGTACCAGTAGTTGATCCTATCGTACCCGCTGCAAGAGCTGCACCACTTATCATACTTACTGGCATTGCCATTCCTTCAACACTTGCAATCTGAACAGAAGGAGTAATCAAGAGATCACCTCGTCTAGAACTTAATGCATCCATTGTATCTTCAAGCATTTCAAGGTTATCTGATGATATTCCTTTTAATGATGTACCTAAGATACTAAAACTATCTGCAACTGCTTTGATTGCATTTGCTTTAGTCGCTAATGTGTCTGGTAATTCTGCAACTGCTTTAAGTGAGTCTACTGTACCACCACCTAAGAAAGATTTAAGACCAGAACCAATCTTATCCATTGCACCACCTTCACCAGCATTCATTGCTGCAATACCTTCTGCTACTGCTGTAATTCCAGGCCCTATTGAAATTAATTTATCACCATCAAGATTTTCAAAGTGTTTGAGGTCATTTGCCATTTTCTCCAGTGGCCCAGGCCCATCACCAGAAAAGAAATCACCAATCATTCCTTTAAACGCTGCACCTAAACTACCAGTTGATATTGCACCAAGTGCTTCCATCCCTGCTCCAAGATTAGTGATGTTTTGACCAATGTCTGCACCATCTATGTTCTCAGTTGAAAATGCTTTAAATGATGTTGCAAGTTTAGGTATACCACCAGACACCGCACCAGCAAGACTTGCTAGAGGGGCAATTAAACTTAATCCTAATAACCAT